CAGAAATTAATTTAATAGATGGTGGCACTGCACGAGGCACTACAGCAGTTGCAGATGCAGATGGTATTCTTCACAACGATGATGGCACAATGAGAATGACTAGTGCTGCAACGTTTAAAACATACTTTCAATCAGGTATATCTTCAGCAGCAGATGACATTTCAGCTGGTGATGGAGCAGTTAATCTTACAACTTCATCAGGTAATATTACAATTGATGCGGCAGCAAATAATAGTGATATTATATTTAAAGGAACTGATGCTACTTCTGATATTACAATGCTTACTCTTGATGGTAGTGAAGCAGGTGCAGCAACATTTAATAATAAAGTTGTAGCAACAGAATTAGATATTTCAGGGGATGTTGATATTGATGGTACATTAGAAGCAGATGCAATTACAGTTGATGGCACAGCTTTAGCAGAATTTATTTCTGATACAGCAGGAGGTATGTTCAGTTCTAATACTGAAACAGGTGTTACAGCAACTTATCAAGATGGAGATAACACAATTGATTTAGCAATAGCGGCTGCTCAAACTACAATTACATCTTTACTTGCAACAGATATTAAAATAGGTGAAGATGATCAAACTAAAATAGATTTTGAAACAGCTGATGAAATACATTTTTATGCTGCTAATACTGAACAAGTTTATGTAGGCGATAATATTTTAGGACCACAATCTGACAATGATGTAGATTTAGGTGCCTCTGGAGTTGAATTTAAAGACTTATACATTGATGGGGTTGCTTATATAGATGCTATAGGATTTGGCACAGTTGCTATGACTTTACCAACATCAGATGGATCAGCAAACCAAGTATTACAAACAGATGGTTCTGGAACCCTATCTTTTGCAACATCATCAGGAATATCAACAGGAACAGCTATTGCAATGGCAATAGTTTTCGGTTAAAAAGGAAAAGGAATAAATTATGGCAGCACCAAATATAGTATCAGTAGCAACAATTAAAGGTATAAGTTATGTAGCAGTATTAACGACTACACTAACAACTACTTTAGTTACTTGTGCATCAGAAACAGTATGTAAAATTAATGTTATTAGATGTAGCAACATTACAGATAATGACGCAACAGTTACATTTGATTTTGAAGTAAGTGGAACTCACAAAAAAATAGCTAATGAAATTACAGTTCCAGCAAACTCATCAGTAGATATTGTAGATAAAAATTCTTCATTATATCTACAAGAAACAGATTTATTAAGAGGTGGAGCTTCTGCAGCTGACACCGTAGATGTTATTGTATCATACGAGACTCTAATAGATTAGGAGGACTAAGCTATGGCTACTAGTTATCCTGACAAAACAAACGCCAGAGGGATCTGGAAAATATCTGATCTTTATAAAAATATAATTACTGAAGGAACTTTTCCTACTGTTTTAGGAGATTTATGTGTTACTTATGGTGGAGCAACAGATACTTCTGGAACTGGAACAACAGGTAGTGGTGTTATACAAATATCTTCTACAGGTAACGAAGTAAGTTTTGGGAGCATTACAAGTGGTGATGGTACAGGATGCACTGGCTTTGGTTCTTTTACAAGAGGAGTTTTTGGTACACACACTCCATCGCAAGCTAATATAGATTACATTACTTTTACAAGTAAAGGAAATGGTGCAGATTTTGGAGACTTAACTTCTAATAGATTTTCAGCATCAGGTGTATCTAATGATACACGAGGTGTATTTATGGGTGGTGCAACACCTACTAGAGTTAATGTTATAGATTTTGTTACAATTGCATCTGTAGGTAACGCAATTGATTTTGGTGATTTAACAGCGGGAACAGCTGCTGGAGGAGAGGGTGCAAGTAGCACTAGAGGATTAAGAATGGGTGGATCAACACCATCTAATGTTAATGTTATAGATTTTATATCATTTTCTACAACTGGAAATGCAATTGATTTTGGAGACTTATCTGCTGCTAGACAAGGATCAGGAAGTGCTAACTCAGCAACAAGATCTGTGATAGGTGGAGGTATTCAACCATCACTTGTTAATACTATAGAATTTGTAACAACAGATTCAATTGGTAATACAACTGATTTTGGAGATTTAACAGCTACTAGAAGAAATATGCAGAATGGTTTAGCTTCTAATTCAAATAGAGGATTATTTTTAGGTGGATATGAACCAAGTTTTGTTAATAAAATAGAATTTATTACAATTGCTTCAACTGGTGATGCAACTGATTTTGGAGATATGCTTGGAGCTGAAGCAGATGCTGGAGCTGCCTCTAGTGGTCATGGTGGTCTTACAGGATTTAATCCTGATATAAGATTTAATTACATACCTGGAACAGGAAGAGCCTTGTTCATGAGTGGATCATTTACAAAAGAGTATCAAGTAATTAATATTAATAATTTAGGTAATTCAGTTTCTTTTGGTGATGGTGCAACTACTCAAACTGGAAATTATGGTTGTTCAAGCCTTACAAGAGGAATTAATGCAGGAGATCAACCAGGAACAAATGTAATTGAATCAATAGAGTTTCAAAGTTTAGGAAATTCAGCTGACTTTGGAAATTTAACTACTGGTAGAGTTACTGCTGCATCTTTTTCTAGTACAACAAGAGGAGTATTTGGTGGAGGCGGCAGTCCAACAACAAATGTAATTGATTATATAACTATTGCAACAGCAGGCAATGCTGCAGATTTTGGAGATTTATCTTCAAGTAGAAATTTACCAGGTGGACTTTCAAATAATACTAGAGGATTATTTGCTGGTGGAGGTAATCCAGCAGTCAATACAATAGAGTATGTAACTATTGCTTCTACAGGTGATGTTACCGATTTTGGAGATATGACTGTTACTAGACAAATTATGAATGGTGCAGCAAGTTCTATAAGAGGAATATTTGCAGGTGGCTATGGAGGATCTCCAGCTGATATTTTAAATATTATGGATTTTGTAACTATTTCTACAACAGGCAATGCTTCTGATTTTGGAGATTTATCGATTGCTAGACAAGAAACTACAGGAGTAAGTAATAGTATCAAAGGACTTTGGGCAGGTGGAGGAGCACCTGGTAACTCGAATGTTATAGACTATGTTACTATAGCATCAACAGGAGATGCAGTTGATTTTGGAGATTTACAATCCGCAGTTGCACAATTTGGTGCATGTTCAGATTCACATGGTGGACTTCAGAAATAAAATATAGTATATATATTTTGTGAAAGACATATTTTTTTTACATGGATTACCAAGAGCAGGTAATACTGTATTTAGTTCTATTATAAATCAAAATCCAGATGTTGCAGCAACCGCTAATAGTATCTGTGCTGATATGATGGGCGAATTGTTTATGCTTAAACGCACAGATTTATTTAAAAATTTTCCTGATCATAAATCATTTGATAATGTAGCAAAAAAAGTATTAGAAAATTATTATAAAGATTGGAAACAAGATTATATAATAGATAGAGCACCTTGGGGATATCCTATTAATTTAAAATTTTTAAAAAAAACAAGATCTAATATAAAAATTATAGTTCTTGTTAGAGATATAATAGAAGTGTTAGGTTCATTTATTGCATGGTCAGAAAAAGAACCTACTTCATTTGTTAATAAATATGGAAACATAACTATTGAACAAAAATGTGATATGTTAATGAGTAAAAATGGGCAAATTGTAAAAGAATTAATAGGTATAAAACATTTATTAGATCAACAACCTAAAGAAATATACCACATAATAAAATTTAATGATTTAATAAAAAACACAGAAAACACAATAGATGGTGTGTACAATTTTTTAAATATACCAAAATTTAAACATGACTTTAATAATATAGATCAATTTAAAGTAAACAACATGAGTTACGACGACACCATAGTTGGTCAAGGGTTGCATACACTAGAAACTGGTGCTATAAGTAACTATAAAGAAAAGTATGATGCCTATAGAATTATACCTAAGAGTATCATTGAAAAATATAAACAATGCAATTTCTGGGAGGAAATATAAATGTCAAGTAAAGACTTAGTAATACAAAAAATATCAAACTCACCAATGGTGAAGAAAGAATACAAAGTTATGTTAGAAAATATTAACAAAACTTTGCCAGCGATAAAACAATCAAGTTCTAATTTTTATAAATCACACTCACAATTTATGGGGGTTATGCTAGATGTTACAGCTATTACTCCTGTGAGATCAGTTAAACATACATTAGCTGAAATAGATAAAACTAGAATGGCTTTAGAGGAAGCTCATCTTAAAATGATGAAAAAAGAAATAGAGCTTAAAGAGAAAGAAAAACAGTTAGCGGATAGAGATTATAAAAACGAATTTGAAAGAGATCGTTTAGAAGTTGAAATATTAGAGATTAAAGTAAATATGTCTAATATACAAAATTCTATATCTGGAGCTATTAGAAAAATGAATTTTTTTACTAATCAATATAAAAGCATCCTTAAAAAACTAGGTAAAGAAGATATTACGGAAGAAGAATATGAAAAAGAAGAGGCTAATTATCATGTTATGACTTGTATGAAACAAGCCCTAAATGCGGCTCGTGCAAGAGGTGGAGTTATTGATGAAGGTAACTTGATTTATCTCTTTGATATGGGTATAAACAGTGCACAGGCACAAGCTGAAATTTATGCATATCTTAAATTAGAAAATGATATGATGGAAAAAGGCCAAGCGCCTACACACGAAATGACTATGCAATGGTTAGAAGCGTGCGCGGTTAAATTTTCACAAGATGCAAATAAGTTTGCAGAACGTAGAGGATTTAAGTTGTACGACGAAGAGTCGCTTAATACTAAACTAATAGATAATAAGGATAAAACAAATGGCAAATAAAATAATAAAATATAACCTTACAGGTGGTGGAACTATTCCAACTTATATAGAAGATGGTGGATATTATCCAAAAGCTAATGGTGGAAGCTCACCTCAAGACTGGGATTTAATTGGTGCAACTGTAGATGGATCAGATGAAACTGGACTAGGTGAACTTGCAAATGAAGCAGCTGTAAAATCTTATTTAGATACTTACACATCTGATTGGAAAGATACTAATGACGCAGGTGAACAAATAGATTTTAATCAAACAGATGCAGCCTCTTATATTTGGACTAAAAAAATAAGTTAAGGAATTTAAATGGCTAACTACCCGCAACTTGATGACTGTTCGGGCGTATGGACTTTGAAAGAAGTTAATAACGCTGTTATGGGTGGCTATTGGCGTAATGCTGGTTCCCGTGGAATAATTACTGGTGGAACAACAGACAACACTAATCCTGTAAATGAAATTCAATTTATCACAATGGCTTCAACAGGTAATGCAGCCGACTTTGGTAACTTAACCGAAGTTAAAAAATTACATACAAGTTTTTCTTCTATTACTAGAGGATTAACTGCAGGGGGTGAAAGCCCAAGTAAATCAAACGTTATAGATTTTATAACTATTAACACATCTGGAAATGCTGCAGATTTTGGAAATTTAGTAAGTGCTCAGAGAATGATTGGTAGTTGTGCTAACAGCACAAGAGGTTTAACTGCAGGTGGTGATCACCCTGGTGATTTAAATATTATTAATTATTTAACAATTGCATCTACAGGTAATCAATTAGATTTTGGAGATTTAACTGTAGCAAGAGATAGTCTTTCTGGTTTGTCTAGCCCAACTAGAGGAGTATTTGCTGGAGGAGAACCTGCAAATACTGTTATGGATTTTGTGACTTTAGCAACTTTAGGAAATGCAGCTGATTTTGGAGATTTAACAACTGCTTCAGATGTTAGGGCTGGTACAGGAGCTGCTAGTAGTACAATAGGTATATTTGGTCAAGGTGCACAACACAACATGGATAAAATTATAATAGCATCACAAGGTAATGCAATAGATTATGGAGACCTTTCTGTATCTCGTGGAAATGTTTCTGGAATGTCAAATTCTCATAGAGCTATATTTGCTGGTGGTAATGATTCAAGTGCTTCTAATGTAATTGATTTTGTTCAAATTAGCATTGGTGGAACAGCAACAGATTTTGGAGATTTAAATACTGGTGTAAATAGACAGGGTGGTTTATCAGCGGCACATGGTGGTTTAAACGATGGATATCAAGGAACGAAATAATGGCAATTTGGGATATTAAAGAACGATATAAATTAAATAGAGATTTTAGTGTTACTGGTGTGGCTGCAAAATGTATGTGGGGCGGAGGAAATACAGGTTCAACAACAAATGTAATTGATGAAGTTAATCCAGTTACAACAGGAGATGCAACTGATTTTGGAGATTTAATAGCTGCTCGTGAAACTATGGGAGGCGCTGGAAATAAAATAAAAGGTATTTTTGGTGGTGGTGATGGAGTATCAAATGTAATACAATCTTTTAATTTTAATTCTAAAGGAAATTGTAGTGATTTTGGTAACTTAACTCAAAGTAGATTAGGTGTTGCGGCTTGTGGTAATGAACTTACAGCAGTATTTGGTGGTGGGGATAGTCACCCATCTTATTATAATGTAATAGATCAAGTTTTTTATGCAACGACAGGTAATGCAATAGATTTTGGAGACTTACAAGCTGGTGAAAGTTTTATAGCAGCATCTTCTAGTCCAACAAGAGGTGTATGGTTTGGTGGTAATGATGGTTCAGATGCAGATGCAACGGCACATTTTATAACATTTGCATCAAAAGGTAATGCTTCAGACTTTGGAGAAATGTCAACTGCAAAAAATCAAAACACTGCTTCTGGTAATAATGAACAAGCTGTAATTACAAATGGACAAGCGACATTAGCAAATGGATCTTACGAAAAATGTATAATTGCAACAACGGGAAGTTTTACTGATTATGATGATTTAACTGTTGGAAGATTTTTTGAACAAGGTGCTAGTAATCAAATAAAAGGTTTACATGGAGGTGGTGCTAATCCAAGTGTTTCAAACATAATTGATTTTACAATTTTTTCTACAAGCGGTAATTTTACAGATTTTGGAGATCTAAGTGTTGCTAGAAAATCTACAAGCGGTATTGGTAATGACGAAGGTGGAATAGGAGATGATAATTTAATACAACGTCCATCAGCAACTTATATGCCTGGATCAGGAAGAGCATTGTCAGCTGGAGGGTTAAACCCAAGTGCATCAACAAAACTTGAATTAATGTTTATTCCAACATCAGGTAATGCAATTACTTTTGGTGATTTATCTGCTGCACAATCAAATTTATCAGCAACTTCAAGTTTAACTAGATCTATATTTCAAGGTGGTAATCCTGCTACAGCAACTATGAATTATATAGAATTTGCATCTGCAGGTAATACAGCAGATTTTGGTGATCAAGCAGCTCAAAAATTTGCTAGTGGTTTATCAAGTTCAACTAGAGGCGTTATGGCAGGTGGTAATAATCCTGGTATAAGTAATGTTATGGAATTTATAACCATGGCTTCAGTTGGTAATTCAACTGATTTTGGAGACACAACAGATGCTAGACATTCTATGGCAACAACTGCTTCTCCTACGAGAGGAGTCATGGGTGGAGGTGTGTCACCTGGATATGTAAATATAATAGATTTTATAACTATTGCTTCAACAGGTAATGCAACAGATTTTGGCGATATGACTAATGCTGCAAAAGTAGCTGTTGGAACAGGAAGTAAAACTCGTGGTATATTTGCTGGTGGGTACACATCTGGTGCACCTGGTGGTATTAATGTAATAGAGTTTATAACTATTGCTTCAACTGGTGATGCATCAGATTTTGGTGATTTGACAGCAGCTGAATATGGTCACGGTGCTGCTTCTAATGATATAAAAGGAATTATATTTGGATCTAATGGTAATAAAAACATAGATGTTATAACAATTGCTTCGGCAGGCGATGCTGCAGATTTTGGCGATTTAGTTGAAAATAAATATTACCCTGCAAGAGGAAGCTGTTCAGACTCACATGGTGGTTTACAAGATTAAAATAATATAGTATACAATTCTATATGAAAGAAGAATTATTACAGATATTTCCAACACCTGTACTTATTACAAAGTATGAAGGTAATTTAAGTAAAGAAATAAAGTATGTAGATTCTTTACCCTATAAAGAACAAAAACAAAATGCTAACTTTAAATCTCAAGATACTTATTTATTAGAGATAGAAGAATTAAAAAATTTAAAAGATTTTTTTTATGAAAGTTTAAATAAGTACACTAAAAATATATTAAACTCAGATCAAAGATTAGTTATTACTCAATGCTGGGCTAATAAAAATCCACCAGGTTCAAAGCATCACGAACACGTTCATCCTAATAGTATATTAAGTGGTGTATTTTATTTAAGACACGATAAAACATTACCTCCAATACAATTTTCTAAATCTAATCAGCACGCTATGAAGTTAGACCCTAAAAAATATAATAATTTAAACTCAGAAACATTTTTATTACCTTGTGATACTGGAGAATTGTTATTATTTCCATCTAGTTTAAAACATAGTGTGCCAACAAACGTGGGCAAAGAAGCAAGAATTAGTTTATCTTTTAACACTTTTAGTGTTGATACATTAGGTAGTGAAGATAGTTTAACCCATTTAGATATAAGGAGAATAATGAATGAGCACAATTGAAGATTACATATACGTAGAAAATCACATACCAGCAGAGCTATGTAAATCATTAATAGAAGAATGTAACAAAAAAGAATGGAAAAAGCATACTTGGAATAATTATGCTACAGGTACATTTGAATCAGAAGAGACAAAAGAATTAGATGTAATGAATTGTACACAAGAACAACAAGATAAAATTACACCTTACCTTGCTAAAGCATTAGAAAAATATCAAGAAAAACATAGCGTGCCGGGAGACAAAACTCAAGGACCATGGCTTACAAAATTTAGCCCTATACGATTTAATAAATATGAAATTGGTACTATGATGAGAGAGCATTATGATCATATACACAGTATATTTGATGGTAAAATGAAAGGAATACCTATAGTATCTATTGTAGCAAATCTTAATGAAGACTACGAAGGATCAGAATTCTATTGCAGAGGTAAGAAAATTAAGTTAAAAACAGGGGACATACTTTTATTTCCGTCAAACTTTATGTATCCACACGAAGTAAAAGAAGCAACTAAAGGCACTAGATATTCATTTGTAAGCTGGGCCTTTTAGTAATATAAAGGGTTTTATGCTACAAAAGGTACAATTTGCACCAGGATTTAATAAACAAGTTACAGCAACTGGTGGTGAAGGACAGTGGGTTGCTGGTGATAACGTTAGATTTAGATACGGCACACCAGAAAAAATAGGTGGTTGGGCACAACTAGGTTCAATTGAATTAACAGGTCGTAATACAGCCATTCATCATTTTGTTAATGCATCAGGTATTAAGTATGCAGCGTTAGGAACTAATAGAATATTGTACGCATACTCTGGTGGTATTTTTTATGATATACATCCGATTAAAGCAACAACAACCTTAACATCAGCTTTTTCTACAACTAATGGATCTGCAGTTGTAACATTAACTTTTGCATCTGCACATAATATAAATGCGGGAGATATTATATTATGTGATAATTTTACATCTATTACTAATTCTAATTTTGGATCTGGTGATTTTGACGATGTAAAATTTATGGTAACATCAATACCCACTGATACTACATTAACTATAACTATGTCATCTAATGAATCAGGATCAGGTGCATCAACATCTGGTGGTATTAGAGTTAAACATTATTATCCAGTAGGACCTGCAGTTGAGACAGCAGCCACAGGTTGGGGTCTTGGATCATGGGGTGGTGTAAAACAAGGACAATTTACATCAACACTTTCATCATCAATTAATACATCAGCAACATCTTTAACTATGGCAAGCTCAACATCTTTTGCATCATCAGGAACTGTTATTATTGATAACGAATTAATTACATACACATCAAATAGTGGCGGAACATTATCAGGATTAACTAGAGGTGCTAATGGTACAACTGCTGCATCACACTCAAGTGGTGATACAGTAACCGATGCATCTAATTATTTTGCATGGAACGCTGCAGCATCTGGAGACATTGTAACAGCACCAGGTTTATGGTCATTAGATAATTTTGGTAATAAACTTATTGCAACTATATTTGGTGGAGAAACATTTACATGGGATTCTGATCCAACGGGTGCAACAGGTACAA